TGGGCGAGGATGTCCGCGAATGCGCGACCCGGGCGACGGTAGCCGACGAACTCGTCGACCTGCCACAGCGGGGGAGCGAACTCGCCACCAGAACCGGCCACGGTCGACATGGCACGGATCTCGGCACGAGCATGGTTCTTGCCCTTGTCGGCCGTGAACCGGTCGTTCTCGGTCAGACGTTCGATCGCCCGCCGGTCGCCCTTGTTGGCGTTGTACAGGTCGCGGAAGTAGCTGTCCTCGCCGCCCTTGCGGTACGGTTCGGTTCGCAGCTCGGTGCGACCGGCAGCAGCGTCGACGGGGGCGACACCCTCGGGGGTGTTCGCCGCCCGGCGAGCACGCAGCTCGGCGGCTTCCTTCGCGGACTTGATCTTGCCGTCGAGGCCACGGTGCTCAGCGAGCAGCGCGTCCACATTGGTCTGCTCCTCATCGGACACCGCACGGGTCTCCGTCTCGGCGCCCTTGATGATCGAGTCGATTTCCTTCTCGATCTCGGCCTGGCGGGCTTCCATAATCTGGATGGGGTCCATCACGCACTCCTTTCAGTCGTTTGGGGTGATGGCGACTGTTCGGGTGGTGCTGGCATCCGCGGCGCGACCCCGTGATATCAGCGGGGTCGGGTGCGAGAGCGCAGTCCGGCGCAAACAAAAAACCCCGCACATGCGGGGTCGTCTTAGGGGGTTGTGGTCAGCGGCGCAGGAACGCCAGAGCGGTGCGAGCCCGCACCACCGAGGGGTGAACGCCGCGAGTCTCCTCCGGGGTGCCGGCGGAACGACCATCATCCTCGGCCTCGTCGTCCGGGTCGGGGACCTCGACTCCGAGGAGGTTGTTCAGCACGTCGAACGCACCGTCGAGCTCCTCCGAAGCCGACTCGATGCCGTCGTTGATCGAGTCCATCGACTCCAGCAACGTCACCAGCTGGTCACGGGTAGCAGACGAGATCGTCTTGCCTTCCCGCTCCTCGCGGAGCGCCTTGTACGCTGCACGCATCTGCTCTGGGTTCGCCTCCGCGAATGACCGCATCCTCAGCCCGAACGATGTGTACGGGTTCGCCGGATACGTGACCGCAGACACATCCCCGTTCGCCAAGGACAGCTCCACCATCTCGCGACGCGAGTAATCCTCGGACCACTCCTCCCGGATGGTGCGGAAACCGAACGACATCTGATCGATGTTGCCGTCCTGCACCTTCACCGCGAGGCGCTGCACGTCCGGGTCGGCCGGGTTGAACCGGGCCCGCGTGTGAAGCCCAGCCGAGTCCTGCGACAGGTCGAGGTTTCCGGCGGTGGTGCGCGCGAGCGGCAGCCCGTCATGGTTGATCAGGAAACGCACGTCCGGGCGCTCTGACAAGGTCTTCGTGAACGCACCAGCGCGGACACTCTCCGTGTACCAGCCCATGTCGTAGTCCTGGCCGAACGTGGACGCGTAGCCTTCCGCCGTGATGACGTCGGACTCGACACGCCACTCGAGGCCGCCGGACACGACTCGCCTAGTTTTCGTCGCCGCCATTAGGGTCTCCTGTGTTCGGGTCGTCGGACGGGAGGGGTGCAGCAGGCGCTTCCGAATCGGCGCCAGCAGTCGCGGGAACGAAATACGCCTGACCCTGCCCATCGGGCAGCGGAGGCATACCCTCACGGGCACGAACCTCATCGATATTCATCCAGCCGGGACCGGCCTGCCCACCAAGCGCTTTCATCCAGTTCCCGTAACGGGTCTGAGTGTCAGCCCTGGTCAGAGCGTCGGTCACGAACTCGGCGTACATGCCATCCGGCAGCCACGACGAGTACATGCCCTCGAGGCGGTGGTAGTAAGCCTTCAACGTGTAATCGACGAACGCGCGCCCCTGCACCTCAATACCCGTGCCCCACGAGGTGGTGCGGTCCACGATGCCAAGCAGATGCGGAGGAATACCAAGCATCGTCGCGATGCCACCATCGAAGAACTGGCGAGACTGCAGGAACTGGGCGTCATCCGGGGAAAGCGTGAGCGGGGTGTACTTCGCCCCACCAGACATGACGATCGGCAGGTTCGCCCGACGCACACCAGAATGCAACGACTGGAACTGTTCAGAAGCAGCACGCGCCTCATCGGGGGTGAGGGGAGTGTCCACACCGATCACACCAGTCGACATGATGCCATTGCGGAAGAACTCACCCGCGACATCATCGAGGGCGATGCCGAGCCCGAGAGCGTTCCGGCAATACTCCACGATCCCGACACCGGTCAACGCGCCGGGAAGCATCATCCCCGTCAGATGCGTCATCCGCCATGCCGGAACAACGTTCCCGTTGACCTCGTACTCGCGTTGGCCCTTCTTATCCCACCGCACACGAACCTGATCCGGGTTCAGAATGCGCCCATGAGTCATCTTCCCCGTGGCATCCCAATCGGTGGCGTAGATGTACGCGTTCCCACGGAGAATCAAAGACATCGTGATCTGCGAGTTACCCTGCTCGATCGTGGCCTCATCGAACGCATCCGTGATCATCGCCGGCCGGGGACGAACCGGGACGCGCATCCCATCCTTCGTCTCCTTCACCGCACGGATATCGGTCTGAGAGACACTGTCCGAGATGATCCGGCAGCCCGCGTAGAACGTCATGATCGACAGCGCCGAATCATCATTCACCACAGTGCCCGCGGAAGCCATCTGACCCAAAGCGGACCCAGGCGGTGGGATCATCCACGGGTCAGAAGTCGAGAACTGGCCCGAGAACCGCATCTCACGGGTCGCCTGAACGGCGCGACGAAGGAGACTCACGATCGTTTGCCCCCTCCAGTCGCGTACGAGGCAACAATCAGCGCAACACCGACAAAACAGGCAGCGAGCGGGACGGAAACGGTCGAAATAGCCCACGCGATCAGCGCGGCACCGACCACCTCAGCGGCAGTCGAGAAGATCCGGCGGGTCATAATGTGAAGTCCGCGAGGTTCATGATCGAGAACTCCTTCTTCTTCGGATCAGGCTGGAGAGCCCAATTCCCTAAGGCAGCTCCCTCGAGCGCGTCGATAGGGACGCCGGAGTCTTTGCGGGCGAACACTTGGCCTTCGCCGACGTTCCGCCACCGCACAAGCGCAGCGGCAGAATCAAGTGCAGGATCGCCCCGGTGAATGAACCGGCCGTACTTGACCGCATCAACCAGGCCGGCGCACGCTGCTTTGTACGAAGCCGTATCAGCAACCCGAACAGGCAGACCGGCAGCACCCAGAGCGGGCAGCATAGTGCCAGCCGGGCCGCCCTGATCGACCGCGAGAGTCGAGACCCGCGCCTTCCGTTGCACCAGGTACGGCAGCACCCAATCGGTGCCCTCAGCCCGAACAACATCGACAGCTGTGCGACCACCCACCTGCCACGCCCACACCACCGAAGCCCACGACCGGTCATGAGTAAGCGCCAAACCCACCGCGGCGGGCCCCTGCGGCGGCTGCAGGACAACCCCGACGCTTCTCTGGTTCGCGGCAGCCCATTCAGCCATCGGAATCACACCAAGCGATTTCGACGCATCCAACCAGATGCCCAGGCCCTCACGGAGAAACGATTCCTCACCGAGAATGCGCCGCATTCGAAGGATCGCGGCCTCTTTCGTCCTCGCCGGGTACGAAGGATTCCCCTTCGCCCACTGCGCCCGGTCATCCGGGTCGGCATCCTGATCCGCGGACACCTCCACATAGAGCAGGTCATCCGAAGTACCCGCCAACGCACGAGCGCGCATGCCCGTGAACGCCTCAGACGGGTCCGTAGGCTTCGGCGGTGTGCCCATGAACAGGATCAACGGATTCGGAGACACGTTCGTCGACGGCACCATGTCATCCAGGGCCTTCTGCGACAGGATCTGCGCCTCGTCGAACACAAGCACATCGACATCATCGAAACCACGACCGAAGCCAGTCTCACGAGCACCGAACATGATCCGAGAACCGTTGACGAACTCGATCTCCTGCTGACCATTCGCCCGACGAACCGCCAAAATGTGCGCCGCCAACGCCTTCTTCTTCACAATGCCCTGCATCGACTTGAACGTCTCATCCGACGTCCGCGTCCGATGCGCCGTCCACAACACCTTCATGCCGGGGAACAGAATGCACAGGATGATGATCATCGTGCCGACCGTGTACGTCTTACCCACCTGCCGGCAGATCGAGATGACAATCCCACCGATCCCAGCCGCGTACACACCATCCGCGCGCTTCGCAAGCATCGCCCGACCCAGGCCGTCCTGCCACGGGTCATAGACGATCCCGCAAGACCTCGCCTTATCACGCACCGCCGGCCAACCCGTCGACACAATCCCAGCAGGCAGCACCAAATGACGGGCTACGTCAGATAGCTTCCCAGGCTGCGTCTTCGGTCGAGTCACCGTCGCTCTCCTCGGATTCCTTCGCGTCCAGAGCCTCGATGTCCTTCGCGAGCTCCATCAGCCGACGCGTCAACGCCGCCAGATCACGCGGAGGAGTATTCGGATCCTCAACCGCCGTCGCCACACGCGACCGCATAGCCACCAGCAAATCCCGACGAGTCCCACTCGACGCCGCATCCGTGACCGACTTCGGCCGAGCCTTCTCACCATCCTCGACAGCCCGCAACTTAGCTGGCATGCCGACCACCTCGCTTGGGAAAAACGTCGGGGAGAGAAAAGTTTGACTGGCGGTTTTCCT